CACATAAAGGATTTACAGAATTTAAAAAATAAAATGTATTCTTTATATGATTCATTCTATACTCAATATAGCACGTATGAGCAACTCGAATACGTTGGTGACCCTGACGGCGCATGCGTTCCGTTAAAAACCCCGAGGCGTACTACTGTTGGTACGTTGTCTCAGGCAAACGTGATAAAAAGAAGAAAAGAAAGGGAAATCCCCGGTGTAAAGCAGTTTGATACAACTGAAGAATCAGACGAATACTGGTTAAAAATACTTTTAAAGTTAAGAATGTCCGAGACCGATTTTCCGCATACGGTTCAAAATTTTGATTTCTATATCAAGGAGATGACAAATTTATATCGGATGTTTAATACCAAAGCAGCCCTTAACTACATTAATAACTTGACAAAAGGTTTTCAAGTTACTAAATTTAATAGAAGAGGCGAATTTTGGTACGGCACCGAGAGGCCAGTTTACGAAGAACGCAAGAAACAAGCGCTTAAGAAAGCGTATGATCCTGATAGAGTACAATACTCTTTGACGGGTACTGGCAATATAACAAAATGAGTAGAAATTGTTTTTTCAAATTTTAGATGACAAAAAAGAGTGTACAACTATCTATTGCCAAGGTGAGTTAAAAAAAAATACTGATTTTTTAAACTTAACTCATACATGGTTTCCAACCTCCCTCTTCGGAGACACCAAGGAGTGTGCTCATATATGGTGCGGAGGAAAGAGTCTAAACGAGGCGTGCCCTGAGAATCTAAGAGAAGAATGGTGCGCGCTTAATGACAGGGCTAAAGCATATTTCAATTCTTTTGCCCATGCAAGGATTAATTTAAGCGATATTTGTTTTTATGATTTGGTACCTAGCAGCTTCCTTCTGAGATTTTATGAAATGAAAAATAAAATTTCTCAATCTGTTTTTGACGAGAGCCCCAAACCTTTAAATTACGAATTTTTACATGATTTGATAATTTTTTTGAAAAAGATAGAAAGACAACACCTTAATCTTAAGATTGAATCCTTAAATTTGTACGACGAGAAAATTAGGAACAGTATTGGTAAAGTTAAAAACTATCCTCCTAATATTACGTATGATCCGTGGGGCACGGCCACTGGCCGCTTAACAACAAAAAAAAATAGTTTCCCTATCTTGACTTTGAATAAAGAGCTAAGGTCTGTGTTACACCCGACCAACGATCTTTTTATAGAACTAGATTACAACGCAGCAGAACTTAGAGTATTATTTGGTTTGCTCGGCCAGACACAACCCGCGGAAGACATTCATTCTTGGATTAGCAAAAATATATTTGGTGACAAATATGACCGTAACCAAACCAAAAAAAAGGTCTTTTCTTGGCTTTATAATCCCAAAGCAAAGAATAAAAAATTGAATGAGTATCTAAACAGAGATATGGTTTACGAGAAATACTACAAAAATGGTTGTATACTGACTCCCTATGGCCGCAAGCTAACCACGGCGCCTGAAAAAGCGGTCAATTTCTTGGTTCAGAGTACCACTAGTGATTTGTTCTTGACATCAGCCATGAAAATCGATAGAATATTAGATACGAAAAAATCATTTATAGCGTTTTGCATCCATGATAGCTTAATTATAGACGTTGCGAAGGAAGATAAAGAAATTCTGCATTTCTTGACCGAACAGTTTTCAGATACAAAATTTGGAAAATTTAAAGCCAACGTGAGCGCTGGAAAGAATTTCGGCTCTATGAGGAAAATACTATGAATATCATAGGTTTGGGTAACACCGGCTGTCAAATAGCTAAGAATTTCGAAAAACATAGCCAATATAGGGTTTTTTGTATTGATGTTGAAAATAAAGGGTATGGCACCTTTTTGTGTGTTGAGGAACAAAATTCCCACGAGGAGTACGAAAAAAGATATAAAAAGCTCAATCTAACCAAATGTAAAGGCCCAACAACGCTTATTATCAACGGCGCCGGCGCCATCAGCGGCTGCAGCTTGAGAATCTTAGAACAAATTAGTGATAATCCTTTAGAGGTTATTTATATAAAGTCTAATGACACACTTTTTACTGACGCTGTGAGGATGAGGGATCGTACGACTTTGGGCGTACTACAAGAATATGCTAGATCGGCCAGACTAGAGACAATCAGTATAATCTCAAATGAGAAAATCGAAGACATTGTTGAAGAGATATCACTAAAGAACTACTGGCAAGATATTAATAATATAATTTCGAGCACATATCACATGTTAAACGTCTTTAAAAATACAGAGGCGCTCCTAACAGCTCAGCCAAAATCAGTGGATACAGCTAGAATACGAACATTTGGGGTAATAAACTTTGATACCGACAAAGAAAGGCTTTTCTACGATCTTCAATATCCGAGAATAAAAAGATATTATTATGGTATAAATGAAAAATTTATGGGCAGTGATAAAGATTTGTTACATAAAATACGCAAATTTACGATGGGTCAGACTGACGAAAAGGTTAAAGCCGGCTTTTCGATATACCCGACCAACTATGAGCATAATTACGTGTATACGGTGCATTATGCTTCCTATGTCCAAGAACAAAAAATAGATTAATTTATTTACTTAAATTTTTAGGTGTCTATTCTATATGTGAAGGCAATCAGGAGATTAACTGATTGTACTATAGCTAAATGCAAAAGGAGAAATGTTATGGCTTTAGATTTTGAAAAGATGAAGGCGAAGCGCGTGGCCTTGGATAGCCGCGGAGGAAAGAGCGTTTTTTGGCGCCCTGAAGATGGAGAACAGACAATTCGTATTGTCCCTACGCCAGACGGCGATCCGTTTAAGGAGTACTGGTTCCACTACAATCTAGGGAAGAACTCTGGATTTCTTAGCCCAAAGAAGAACTTTGGCGAGGATGATCCGCTAAACGATTTTATCCGGCAGCTATATAAGGATGGTACTGATGAGTCTATTAAGATGGCCAAAAACCTTTCTGCGCGCCAGCGTTTCTTCGCCCCTGTCATTGTACGCGGCGAGGAGGAGCAAGGTGTGCGACTATGGGGCTTCGGAAAGACCGCGTATAAGGAACTGCTCAACTTGGTTCTTAACCCTGAGTACGGCGATATCACCGATGTTAATGAGGGTATTGATCTTACAATTAATTATGGTAAGCCCCCTGGCGCTCAGTTCCCACAGACTGCAATTACGCCGCGGCGCAAGTCATCTCCTCTAGCTGAGTCAGATGAACGGATTGGCCAATTGCTAGATCAGATCCCTGACTATGGCTCCACGTTCGAGCGCAAGTCTCCGGGACAGGTGCAAGCAATGCTGGACGAGTTCCTCCTAGGCGAGGAAGATGCCGAGGACTTGTCGACCGAGTCGACTAAGTACAATAATACTAATCCTGGCTCAACTATCGACAAGGCTTTTGACGAGCTTCTAGCTTCTTAGTCCTCTACCGCAGGGAGGCCTGGGTTTACAGAGGTCTCACTTTTAAATAAAATCCTATAGATCAGATCTAGATTTAAATTTTAGTTGTACAGGGTAGGGTAACACAAGGTGAAGAAAGTAAAAAAATTAGGACGCTTAAGTATTGGAGAGATGAGAAATCTCATTAATAAAAAAGCTGGTATGGAAGTGGCCTTTGATTTAACAAAAGAAAACCCCACACAAGTAAAAGATTGGATTCCAACTGGCTCAAGATGGTTAGACAGTATTGTTTGTCGTGGGAAGCTAGGCGGAATTCCACTCGGTAAAATTGTTGAAATTGCCGGCCTTGAAGGTTCTGGCAAATCTTATATGGCAGCACAAATTGCAGCTAACGCTCAAAAAATGGGCATCGATGTTGTGTATTTCGACGCAGAATCAGCCATAGACCCTGATTTTTTAGCCAGCGCCGGCTGCGACGTTGACAATCTTCTTTATTTACAACCTCCAAGTGTCGAGTATGTTTTAGAGACAATTGAGGAGCTACTAGGTTCTAATGATAATAGGATGCTATTCATTTGGGACTCTCTTGCTTTAACCCCTTCTGTAAGCGATGTCCAAGGTGATTTTAACCCGCAATCTTCGATGGCGGTTAAGCCTCGAATTTTAGCCAAAGGTATGTCAAAGCTAACTGTACCAATCGCAGCGTCAAAATCAACTTTTTTAGTTTTAAATCAACTGAAAACCAACATTACTAGTAATGTAGCTGAGGCCATGACCACACCTTATGTAACACCAGGCGGCAAGGCAATGCATTATGCTTATTCTTTACGTATCTGGCTTACAAAAAGAAAAGCAAAGGCTTCTTTTCTCATCGATGACAACGGATTTCGAGTTGGGTCAGAAGTAAAAGTCACACTCAAAAAGAGCAGATTTGGTACTGAAGGCCGCCAGTGTACGTTTAAAATTCTTTGGGGAGGAGACGTCGGGATCAAGGATGAGGAGAGCTGGCTTGAAGCTATCAAAGGATCTGATAGTTTGAAGCAAGCTGGGGCTTGGTATAGCTTGGTATACAAAAATGGAACTGAAGAAAAATTTCAAGCTGCTAAATGGTTGGGTAAGCTAAAAGACAAAAAGTTTAAGGATCGAGTGCTTGAAATAATGGACGAAGATATCATTATGCGCTTTGAAAAGAAAGAGGGCAAGGCGGAAGAGTTCTACGATATCGATCAAGAAACATAATAGTCTTGTTTATATTTCTCGTACTGGTGTTTATATTAATAACACATGAAGCCGAGATTTAAAAACCATACGTCTTATACCGGTTCAAGAATCGAACTGACCAAAAGGGTCAGAAGGTACTTCGATCTTGCAAGAAACGTCGCTTTTAACAGTAATTATGGCAAGATACGCCATGGCGCCCTCCTTGTTAAAGGGGGCTCTGTTATCAACTCCTGCTTTAATAAAGATAAATTTTGTCCTTTTGGGAGTAAATTTCGTGATCCCAGCCGCGGCCCGGCCACAATACATGCAGAACTCGGGTGTATTCTAGGAATTTCCAGAAATATAACCACCGGTTCAGATATTTATGTTTGCCGAATTAATAAAAGAGGCGAATTTCGCAACAGCAAACCGTGTGCTATGTGTCACGAAGTGCTTAAACATGTTGGTGTGAAGAGAGTTTATTACACTGGGGACAAAGGCATTGTAGAAATGTACAAGTTATAGACTATTTATAGTGGTGGAGGACTCCTGATGAATTCTATTAAGTCATTAATTTTTGAATATTTGCATGACACATTATATGAGGCCGAAGTTGTGTGTCGTTCCGATCGCTCTAAAAATATTACGATAGTAACTGATAATATGCGAGGGGTGTGCGGGATAACAGTGGTTACGATTACAGGCCCCGCACAACCTGTAGGAACTAATGTTGAAAAGACTAGGCTGAGGGTTAAATTTTTTCAAGTTGAACCTACCATGCAAAAACAAGTCGAGCGCATGGCACTGGATGCTCGCAAAATAGATGGTGTACACTCTTTCATACCAGTGAGAGTTACCAAAGTTATTAATAGAATTTATAGGAAGTAATGAATAAAAACAAAAGAATTTTACTTATTGACCAACTCAACCTTTTTTTTAGAAATTATATCGTAAACCCCAGCCTGTCAATTAATGGCGCCCCTATTGGTGGTCTCCGCGGATGTATACAAAGTATTCAGAAGATAGCTAGAGAATCTAAACCAGATATAATCATTGTTTGTTGGGACGGCGAAGGCGGTTCAACCAAGCGAAAGTTGATTAAAAAAGATTATAAAGGTGGTAGAAAACCAATTCGTCTTAACAGAGGAATACGAAATCTCTCTCCAGAAGAGGAGATGCAAAATAAAGTTTGGCAACAGATGCGCCTGGTAGAATACTTTAATCATACACCAATTATGCAGTTTATGTTTAAGGGTGTCGAAGCAGATGATATTATTGCTTATATCTCGCAGTTGAAAGAACTGTCAGATTACGAAAAGCTGATTGTCTCTAGCGATAAAGACTTTTACCAGTTATTGAGCGGAAATACAGTATTGTATCGGCCGGTTCAAAAACAAGTTTTAAACCAAAAATCTATTTTAGAACAGTTTGACATACATCCGGCAAACTTTGCCATGGCCCGGGCAATGGCTGGAGACAAAACTGATAACTTGGAGGGCATTGGGGGTGTCGGTCTGAAAACGGTGTCAAAAAGGTTTCCTTTCTTCAGGGAAGAGAAGCCAGTGACTTTTCAAACGCTGCTGGGCTACTCCCGCGTAATGTTCAAAGAAACAAATGTGAGGACATATGAAAAAGTTTTGGATCGTGAAAATATTTTGAGAAGGAATTACCAAATGATGCAACTTTATGCTCCAAGTCTAGGCATCGATGACAAGAACGTGATAAGAGAGACTGTCAG